CGGAGGTGTTACCGGAGGCGCCGCCAGCGGACAGAATGTTCTGCCCATTCGCTGCCGACAGGGACGAGTAGCGCAGCGCCAGACCGGTGAACGCTTCCGGCTCATTGGTGCTGTTGCCGTAGATCAGAGTCTGTGCGAACTCCTGATTCATGCCTTCCAGGAAGCTCGACGCTTCGGACATACGGAATGCGGCAACATCGCCATTCAGTTCGGCCAGGTCTTTATCGACCACGGACCAGGCTTCCAGCATGCCGCAGGTGTCATCCACTTGCACGGTGGTGGATTTGGATGGCTGTACGCCGTAGTTCAGTTTGCGCCATGCCACATCTGGCAGGCCAGTACGGACAGTAGTGCGATGACCGGTCGGCAAATTGCCTTCCTTCATCACCATGTCCATGATGATTTCGTTGGACTGCGACAGCATTTCGATAATGCGTGCCGGCTTACCGTCGGGATCTTGGCGCTTGGCCCAATCAGCCAGCGTCAGGTTATTGGTCGCAAGGGTTGCCATGTGGCCTCCAGGTAATTGATGTCACCCGGAATCAGGCGACCCCGGAATGTGAGGCGAATATACAACACTTGTCGTTTAAAAACAACGGATAAAAAAATACCCTGAGGATTAATTCAGGGTAAAAGTTGCAACGAGAATCGGGATTTGTTGCGTTTAAACCACGGCTCAGCCGTAGAGCACTTTCTGGGTTGGGGGGCGTTCGCCCTGATCTGCCTGTTGGCGCGCTTGACCGTTGGCATCATGCTCACCCAGACCGGCGCCGATGCCCATGAAGAATTGCATGGTTGCCTTGTAGCCCAGCTTATCCTCGATGGCGGTGATGATGTCAGCAGCTTGCTCAGTACCAGCAAACTGGCGTACTGCACGCTTGGCTAGCTCCATCTGGCTATCGTAGCGGTCGCCCAACTCGGTTTTCAGTTCAGCTTGCTCAGCCTTGTTCTTCGTGTCCAGGGCAGCGATACGCTGTTGCTCAGCGGCTTGCATGCGCGCCTCAGCCTTGGCCATCAGATCATTTTGCAGACCGTTGGCTTGATCCTTGGTCAGACCGTACTTGTGCATAACGTCTGCCACTTCGCCAACGAATGCCGGATCTTCGCCATCGCGCACCTTCAGCCCGTAATCAGCCGACTTCTCTGGACGCCCAATCTTGCCGTAGAACTCGGCCCATTGCTCAGGGGTGGCGTCTTTGCCAGGCAGGCTCAGTGTATCAGCGGCTGGCGCTGGTGCTTCTGTGGCTGGCGGCGTGGCGGCTGCTGGTGCAGTAGTTGCAGCAGGTGGCGTGCCAGCCAGTGCAGCGGCGGCGCTGGTGGCTGCTGGGGCGTCAGTCGTGGTCGTGGTGGTAGCTACGTCGCTCATTTTTCAATTTCCTCATCATGGCGCAGCTTTAGAAGTTGCGCGTCGGTTAAGTTCAGGGTTTGCTGTATGCGTAAGAATACCTCACGGCGCCCTTCTGCGACAGCCGTCGCATGCGTATCAACGCGTCCATCTTTGCCGAAGATCACGCAAGAGCGATCGGCGCGGCAGAATTCGGCCAGGTCATCCAGTGCCATCCTGCCGCCCTGCGCATCGCCAGCCACTAGTGCCCGGTAAGCGGCGCGCAGGTTGAAGAACCTCAGGTAGTTGCTCATGCAGGCAGCACCTGCGGAGCAGCTTGACCCTCAGCAGTCGAAGCAATGGCGCCGGCTTGAGCCAGATCCTTCGCCGCGCTGGCTGCTACTGGAGCCGCAGCCAATACCTGTTGCGCCTGAGCTTGTGCCGCATTCTGCTCGTCAATGCCTTCCATTTCCTCGTCGGAGTAGAGCGCCTTAGCAGGGAATCCATTCACATCGGCCAGGATCTTGACCGCCTCGCTCATGTTGAAGCGCTTGAAGGTTTCCTGCGGTCCAAGTACCTGAGCGATCGGCGCCAACTGTTCGAACGTGCGCAGGATCGCCACGCCCTCACCGGAGCGGCGCGCCAGTGCCAGCGGGTTTTCGAACTTGATCGCGTAGATTCCGCCACGATCCAGCAGTGCTTGCGGCATCGGTGGCAACACGCCAGCAGCGGCCAGAATATCAATCTCGCGCTCGATCATCGGTTTGAGGAACTCGTCCTCAATGCGCGCAGCGGCTGGTGCCAGCAGTGCGCCCTTTTCTTGCGCGCGGATCATGGCCTCGGTTGCGGTCATGGTTGGCGTGTCTACAAGGATCTGGAACAGGGTGTTCCACAATGCATCTTTGACCACATTGCGCTTTTGTTCGCGCATTTCCATGCCGATTTCCACGTGCTGACCAAACTGCATTGGCTGCACCAGTTGGCGCCCGTTGTCGTCCACCCCGCCGTAGTTGATGGCTGCTGGCGTCAGGCGGATGGCGTCGAGGATGCCATCTTTGTGCGCCAGCAATGGCGGCAGTGTGGCCAACTGTGCCGCCTGAATCGTGGTGCGCTCCATCTCGTTGAGCATCTTGATATCTGGCAACACGGTCATGCAGGCAGAGCGCCCATACACTTCATTCGATGCCACCGATGCGCGCCCAACACTGATTGGGAAGGTTCGGTAGCCGCCGACCGACACAATCTGTCGGAAGTCTGGCGCGATGACATACGAGGCATAGCGCATGCCCCGGTAATCCATTCGGCCCGATACAAGATCCTCATTCGGCTTGTAGCAGCGGATGAAGGTGAATTCCGTCTCTGGCTGGCGCTCTGCGGCAGTGCGAATCGCTTGCGGCAACGAGTTGAGACCAAACTCTTTAGCTGCCTGGCGTGCGGTCATGTTGTGCTGGCGGTGCACCTTATCGACCATGCCGTACTGGTTCTCTGCCATGTACAGCTGCTCGATGCCGATCGAGTCGTAGTACAGTCCACGCCCCAGGCGATCACCAATGAACATGGCCATCGTACCGGCCCAGCCGTGGTCGTAGTAGCACTCAGTCGATTGCGTGCTGAAATTGGCGGCATAGCGTGCGGCGAACACGCGGCGCGTCACCTCATCAAGATAGCGCTGCACTTCGGTATTGTCGCGGAGATCTTCGTCAACCGCTTCCAGGCGGTGCCATTCTTGGCCTGATGGCGTTGAGAGCGATTGCACAGCAGCAGCATAGCGGTCTAGTGCAAGCGCCGGCGTGGAGTCAAAGATGCGTTCAGTCTTGCGCTGCCCTTTCTCCTGATTCGGCGCTCCCTTACCTTGAAACATGTTCTTGCGTGGGATGACGCGCTCGGAGATTTCCGACCATTGCTGCTCAAACGTATTGCGTTGCGTGACCATGCGCCCGTGGTCGCGCAGGATTTCTTCGGCGCGCGAGTCCATATTAACCGCCCAGCAGGGTAGTGGCCGACACAGAACCCGTGGTTCCGGTTGGCGTGCCAGTAGTCGGAGCACTGGAAGTCAGATCGGTGGCAGCGCGGCCACGGCGCTTGCGCAACAGATCAGCTTGATTTCGATCGACTTGCACCTGGTCAACCATTGGTTGTGGCGCAGCAGGTGTCACAGTGGGAGCTTTTGGCTTTGAGAAGAGGGCGGCCATGGTATCTATCCTAGAATTGAGTAATCGGCAACTGCTTGGCGTGGTAATTCTGCCACATCGCGAACCGGATAGGCAAAGGTCAGGGCCAGAGAATCGGCGCGGTCAGGCGACTTGATGCCGCGTCGCTTGGCTTCTTCCTTCGATTCCATTAGCAGTTCACCGCCCCGGAAGCTGTATTGCAAGGCGGTAAGGTCTGTGGATAACTCTGGATCGTTCGGTAGCGATGCCTGATTCTTCAACCAAGTACGCATCTCCCGCCACATGCGCGCACGCAGGTTGTAGTTCACGCCGTCCGACATTCTCAGCGACGAGTTGACGTCCTGCACGATGCGGCCATAGTCGCGGCGCAGCAGGTCAGCCACCCCTGAGCCGATACCGATCGTGTCCACTGCGATTTGCGACGGCTTCACATGCCAAGCAGCAATCGCCTCCTTCACACGCCCGTAGACGTCCACGACATCACATTTGCCGAAGACCACTTGCGAATAGCACAGTCGCCCCTGACGGAAGGTGATGCAGGACTTGTCATCGCCGAAGCGTGCGACGTCAACGCCCACTAGCAGCGGACCTTCAGCGCGCAGATCAGCGGGACCGCGTGACATGCACTCGGTGACGGTGGCGCCATCAATCCAGGCATTGGTGACGGATGCCGTGTAGTCGCGGTCAATCTCTTGCGCCACGATCACCGGGTCAAGCGTAGCCTTTTGCCGCTCGTACCATGCCTGATCCTTGCGAGGATCGTCATGCCAGTCGAATACAAACACAGAGATGCGGCCACCGTGGCGCTTGCGGTAGAACGGATTGCCAGCGCCATTGGGCGTGGAGACATCAATCTTGCAGTTCGATGTCTGCGACAGTGCAGCATCGATGGTTTCCGGCTGCTCGTAGAATGCGCTTTCATCCTTGAAGTAGAGCGAGGTGCGATTACCGCGCCCGATGTTTGAGCCCGCCTCGCCTACGATTGCAGCGCCAGTCTCTGGATTTGTAACGCGCATGGATGGCGCGTGTGCTCGCTCGTTATAGCCGCGCGGTTGAAACTCGATCGGCAGCAAGCGGATCAGTTCGCGCAGCTTCCAGAACAGGGACTTTGGGTCGCCCAACTTATCGACGTATTCTTCTTTCCGTGAGCCAAAGCCAACCACCGTCCCAGGCTGGAAGATCCAGAACCATGCGGCTACAGCCACGCACAGCCAGGACAGGCCCATGTCGCGCGACTTTTCAACCAGCCCATCCTCGCGATTGCGCCAGCGCTCCACCAGCCAATCGACAAACTCCGCCTGGCGCTTAAAAAGTAGGAATGGGACTACAGCAGGCAGTCCAATCTCTGGCAAGCGCGGGTCAAACGTGCAGGCCCAATCATGGATGAAGTGCGCCGGATTCTGTGCATAGAACTGTTTCAGGGCATCCAGCATGCCAGGCGTATTGCGGATCTGGTGCAGACGCCGGCCACGCTCGATCCACACAGGATCGTAGTCCGGCTTGCGCCAGTCGAACTCTGGCGGCATCCAGAGAACAGGCTTGTCACTCATTACCTGCCTCAGGGTTCAGCAGGCGCTTGTATGCCTCGCCGGGATCGATCGTCACATTGGATTGCATGGGAGGAAGGTCAGGGGCGCCACCGATCTGAACCTTGTCGCCCCATTTCTTGGGGTTCCACTTGGCCAGCAGCTTCAGGCGTGTTTCGATCTGCAACTTGCGATGACCAAGCATATCGGCGCGCTTGACCTTGACGCCATTTTCGCTTTCTTCGGTTTCAACGCCCTCGAGTGTGTTGTCCGCAATGTGCAGGCAGTCTTGAAAGATTGCTTCTTCGCCAAGTTCCCTCGCGCGTGCGATGCGTGCGGCGAATCCCTCGTCAGCGTCTTTCAAATCATAGACAGTTCGCCACGATGGCATGTGATCGTCACGGCAAATCTGCCTCAGCGGCTCGCCATCCGACAGGCGCGCGATAATCTCATCCTGCAATTCAGGCGTCAGAACTCTGGATTTAACAATTGGCGCTGTACAATCGCTCTTTGATTTGCGGGTCTTGGCGCCTGTCTTGGCCTTGTCGGTATCCATGGCTTCCCTCTGTGTGACTAATGTCGCAATGATGCCACAACAGGATTCTTTCGGCTATGGTTAGGTGCGCTCTTCCCACCACCAGTCGTAGACGCCCACGGCAGATTGAGAGGATGGGTTTTCCAGCTTGGCGTGGTAGACGTTTGCGGCAAGACCGCGCAAGCCTGCATTCTGCGTTGCTGAACCTGAGCCGGCACCCTGGCCTGCGGCAATGCGCATGATGTCAACCACAATGCCACCAGTTGCGGCGTTTGGATCGGTGCTGGTCTCGATTGTGCTACCAGAGGTGAACAGCGGTGATGGCTGTTCTGTCATCTGGTTGCGGCGCCGGAACGTTGCTAGTGTCCATGGGCCGGGTGATGTTGCCATAGCAGCGTTAGCTGTCCAGCGGATCGTGCCTGACTCAATGCTAATGCGCTGGTCGTGTAGGATGAAATTCTTAGTGATAGTGTGGCGTACCCACAACACGCCGCCTGCCGGAATGTTGAACTCGATGAACATGCGGAATTCCCGCCCCTCGTAGAATCCCGTGCTGCCCTCATCCACCCTGAGGCGCGGGCGCTTGTCGGCATAGATCCCGGTGATCAGAAACGAGGGCGGATGGGCCAGGTAGCGCTCGGCATACGTGCCATCGCTCATATCGACGTCAAGACGCACTACACCTGCATCGTTCTCGTCTCTTACAAGCCTGTCTGCCATGTTTAGCCTCCGTTATTAACCGATAGTATAACGGCTGAGTGTGGAGTATTTACAACAAAATTGTCTGTGACTGAGCAAAAAAATCCCCGCGGGGAGCGGGGAGAAATGGCTTCTTGGAGAGAGGGATGGGAAATCTTGCCGGACTCTGCCTCCGGCTTGATGGCTTGCAGTACCATGGCTTCCATGGATGGCGGCGGGTGCTGATCTCCCGCTTGCCCTTACATGAGTTTGCACCTCATGCTTGGGCCGGACACTCCTCATCCGGTAAGAGTCGCGGGAGCTTTGCATACCCCCTTCTCTTGGCGCATCAGCCTGCGCGGTCGCCACACGACTGAGCACTACGCCAAATCGGGCTAAGACGGACTGTGAACCGTTTCCCGGCCCCAGGGAATCGAACCCTGGCAATGCTCATGCGTGTGGCGACTTCTTACGGAAGTCAATCGGCTCAGGTTGGGGCGGCTATCCGCTTTGTCCTTTGCTATTGCCGGGCTTTCACCGGCTCCGCGCTTATCCCGAAGTTACGCGCTTTTCCTAACCACAGGAGAGACTTGATTTTATGCTCTCTTGGGTTAGGTGGCAAGGTTAATCGACCACCTGCCAATCCTCGGCCAGCACATCGCTGATGCTAGGAACCCAGGTATTTACCGTGTCCTGCGCATTCTTCAGGGCCAGATATGCGCCATATGGGACGAGCGCTCCATCTCCGAAATAGGCTTTAGCCGCGCCAGTTTGTGCTGGGTAGGCGTTGGCAGGCACCATGTACACGAATTGTCCTACACCATTCCAGCCACTGCGAGCCAATTTCTGACCAGCTTTCAGTGCCTCTAACGCCAGCCCGAAGGTAAGCCCACTGGTCATGCGATAGGCGCGCTCAAACACATCAGCCGGCGACCAACTTACATAGCCCGCATATTCTTCGGTGTTGGCCTTCCCGCCGTCGATGTATTCGACCAGATAGCCTGCATCCTCGCCATTCTCATCCACTGGCAGAGTCCAGCCCCGGAACATGTTGTATTCCAGGCGATTCATTGGCTTGGCGTTAATCAGTTTCACGCCGATATATTGCTGCATGTCTTCTCCTTCAGGTTATGCGCTTGTGCGCGGGGTTATGCTTGTGCTGCGCCAAAGAACAGCACCTGAAACGGATCGCGTTGCATGCCGATTTGAGCGGCTTTCACGATCTTGACCTTGTTTTTTTCGTTTGCCTCAGGCTTCTTGGCACCAGGCTTCGGACCGCGCTTCTTCGGCTCTCGCACTGGTTTAATGACAGGCTCAAAGGCATATGGCATGCCTCCATCGGCAATCCTGTAGATCTTGTTGCGGCGATCTTCTGGGCTGATGACGCCGACTATTTTGCCGTCGCTCAGCAACTTGCGCACGTGGGTCAGCATTGAACGTCGACCTAACCCAACTTCGCCGTACAGCTGCTTGATCGTCATTGGATGCAGACGTATAGCGTACATGATTGCGTTCAGGCGATTGACCATGGTCTCGGTGATTGGCTTAGTCATCACTCCCCTCCCTGTTCTGCTGGCGCATGCCGGCCATGTCAGCGTAAAGTTGCACTGCCATTGGAACAAGTTGCCAACCCAAGTATGCCAGCAGGCCGAAAGCCGTTACGACAGCCGATGCAGCAATGTACGAAGCCGCGTCCCACTGCTGAATGTTTTGAAATACGTCGATGAATTGTTTCATTTCTGGCCTTTCTGTACACATGCGATGACTTCGACATATGCGCCTCGTTGGCGCTTTATCTCCTCTGCCGCCACCAAACATGCTTGTTTTGTGTTGAACTCTACAGAATGCATTTGCGCACCAGAGTTGACATGCATAGCAATAATCAAAATGTAAATCATGGTAGACCTCAGCAAATAGACGGATATGCAACACGTTCAGCGCGGATCTGCTCCAAGCGCTCAGCCATCAGCGGGCGCGGTGCCAGCGGCTTGTGATGGACTTTCTCGAGCGACCGGGCCTCTGCTGCCAGTTGCGCCTCGCTCGGGACGTAGTAGGTCACAGCCGAGTGCGTGCCAGCCTTGCGGATCTTGCCGCCGTTCGACAGTTCAGCCAGTTGCTTGCGCGTCTCGCCCAGGCTGTAACCAGTGCGCTTGCTGATGACCGTGG